CCGATTCATAGTAGACATTTTCACCTTTTCGCGCCCCGAAATATATCGTGGCCAATACAAAGGGTATCGCAATCCATTTAAGTATTTCACCTAACATGATGACCACCAAACATATAACGCATACCGTTCAGGATTTTGTTTCCATATTCTCCCAATCTGCGAGAATTAAAGCGTTCAAATAGTGCGGCAGAGATAACAGGTGTGGGTACACCAAGATCCACAGCAGAGTGAAGCGTCCAACGACCTTCACCAGAGTCTGATACTCCTCCATCGAATTTGCTAAGGTCTGGATCATGGCGTAAAACATCAGCGGTAAGGTCAAGTAACCAACTACCAACAACGCTACCACGACGCCATAACTCAGCAACTTCAACACAATCAACATCATATTGATAATTTTCTGGATCAGACATTGGAGCGACTTCCGCATCACCCTCCTTTACATATTTGCTACCAAGGTCAGCATTTTGCAAAATATTAAATCCTTCTGCATACGCTTGCATTATACCATACTCTACACCATTATGGACCATTTTTACAAAATGTCCTGCACCAGGTCCACCGCAGTGTAACCAACCATACTCAGCACTGGTTGCCCTAGTGTGTGGGTCTGTGCGGGTTGCAGCGGTAATACCAGGTGCCAGTGCCCTGAAAATGGGGGCACAGACAGATACTGCTCCAGTTGCACCACCAACCATAAGACAGTATCCACGCTCCAGACCGTAAACACCACCGCTAGTACCACAGTCAATAAATTGGATACCCAACTTAGCAAGCCTTTCTGCTCTCCGTCGAGAATCCTTAAAGTTGCTATTGCCATGATCAATAATAATATCCCCGTCGCCAAGTAATGGTAGTAACTCATCAAGTGTCTCCTCTACTAATTCTGCAGGAATAACAAGTTGAAAGATACCAGGTGCTTTACCAATCTGATTATCTTGATGATGAACTTGTTTTACAAGATTTTCAATAGTGGTAGTAACCCCACTCACATAACCTTTTTCAAATGCTTCTTCTGCTTTCTTGTAGTTACGTCTGTAACCCCAAACTTCAATACCTTCTTTAATCATACGACGAGACATGCCCTCGCCCATTCTTCCTAATCCGATAATTCCAACTTTCATGGGTTCCTTGGGTCAATGTTCAATTCTTTGAGATACTCTATCCACCAATCTTGATCCTTAATGTATCTCCAATTAGGGACCGGTTTATCACATTCTACGACATAATATTGATAAAGGGCATCATCTATAATCTGTTCGACTTGTAAACTCCTCTTCATCTTCATCAACGTCTGCATATGGATTTTCCACGTAGGGTCCTCGTTTTCGTAGGGGTTCTTTTCTGACATAATTGTTTTCAGCATTTACAACAGAAAGCCATACGGCAAGTTTCATTACTATGTAGATTATACCTATTGGTAGAAAACATGCAGCAAGAATAAGTGGTTTCATACTGACATCTCCACTAGATCTGAGCAATTTGGATCAATTAATTTAATTGCGTCAGCAAGTTCTTGTGCATGTTGAATCTCATCATTCATAATCTCCCAAATTTTTATGTCATTATAATCTTCATACGCAAGATAGTGTGCGTATGTTTCCATGGCATGTACTTCTATTTCGTAGGAGAGATGGTAAGCAGAGCGAGGATCCACCCAATAATAAACCACGTTGATCCAATAGTAGATAAGTACAAGGTGTCTGGCGAAAAAGCGATCAATCCAATAAGTATCACCACCCCTAGATTCCATATACTCCAAGTGTTCTGTCTCGTTAATACTTTGAGCAAAATGTTCCTCCATTAGATAAATGTGTACTGGACCACGTAGACCTAAAGATTCTCTCAAATGCAACACACTTAAAAACGCAAAATAAGGTGCCCGAGCAATTGTCTCAAGCACCCAAAAACGTTGGAAATGTCTACCTCTGTAGAGGTAGTCTATGATTGCAATAGTAAAGTTTAGAACAAAAGTGTTGACTGTTCTCATAGTACCTCTTAGAGGTTCTTCTTTATATATTTTAACACCTAAATTAAAATGTGCAAAAGTGTGTGCAAACGGCAATATTACACACGACCTACCAAAGACAGAACTCCATGAGAATAAAACGCAAGAAGAATAGATCCTAGAATAGCACTGATGACAGTAGCAGTTTTATTATGTCTATCAATTGCTTTATCAATCATCTTCTGACACTCCTCTTTGGTGATAGGATGTGTAGGTTTGATTTCATCCATCCTGTGAGACATTTTTCAGATTATCCATAGGGTCGGGTTCTCCTTTTACGATGGCACATGCTCTTTTATAGTAAAAGTTGTCTATTGTGCCATTTTCTTCAAATTTTTCCTTGATAATTTTCCAATTCTGCAGCTCGTCGGGATGCATGATAGTAGAGGTGGGATACCTCACTATTTAATGTAGTAAATCGTTATAAAAAAATTAAATATTATGAAACTCTAACGTTCATCAAATTCTATGCGACGAACTTTACGTCTGCGACGTTCTTCTTGGTACAAAAGTTCTTGTGCAGAGAAGTGACTATCAATTTTTCTTTCTAAATTGTTAGTCACCATAACCACTCTATCTAGGTCGATTGCACCTACTTTATTATTAACTACCCTCATTTGATTAGGGCAACCACAAACTTGAGACTTACTACTGCTAATAAGTTCTTTGTTGCAATCTTTACATCTTACTGTGATCATGGTTTTTTTGGGGTTGAAATGCTTGATGACGGGATCGAACCGCCGACCGCCTCGGTGTAAACGAGATGCTCTACCTCTGAGCTAATCAAGCGAAAAATGTGAGCGACCAATGCAAAAGAAAAAAGAAATCCTAACATTGGAATTCCTATAGCATAGAGAAAGATAATAAATGGAACAGGTTTAGTCCATGTAGTAAGTGAAAAGATATGATTGACATCGGATCTAGTTTCAACCATAAGGATTTCTTCCCTGTTCTTTACATAGTTTGAAGTATAGTTTGTAATACCTACCTTTCATCTCATTAAGAACTTCTTTGTCCTCTTCAAAACCCAAGTCACCCAAGTGAGTAGAACTGCCTTCTAATTCGGATAAAAGAAGTAAGATTTTAACTGGGTCCATAATAGAAAAGGAACAAGCGGGTAACGAGGATCGAACTCGTGACAAGAGCTTGGAAGGCTCGCATGTTACCGCTACACCACACCCGCAATAGTGGGCCTTACATGAGAGAGGAGGTGGTGGTGGTCTCTCTCAATGCCCAACGACTCAGATAGGACTTGAACCTATGACCGACTGCTTAGAAGGCAGTTGCTCTATCCAACTGAGCTACTGAGTCATATTCAACCGCGTTCAATGCCGTCGTTCATGTCAACAAAGTCATCATACTGCTCTTGAGTGATTTCGTCAAGTGATACAACCTCCAGATCTTCCTTAGGGTCAAACCACTCATCAAATTCTGCCATGATAGCAAACGAATCATAGATTCGATCTACACCTTGTCCATTGTATTCTTCAACTTTATCAATTGCCCACTGTCTAACGTCTGCAACGATTTGCTCAGTCTCCATCATAATAGTCTTTTCGGAAGTACCTGCTGAGGATGTTACTATTGTAGTAGGCAGGTCCTCCCGTGTCAAGGGATTCAGTGAGAACCCCATGGGCGAAGAGTTGTCGGGTTTCTTCAAAGTTTGTTTTGCCAGGTGTTTTATGTAATGACAGGATAGTTCTACTAAAATTCTGTCGCCCCAAGAGCTCAATGTCTTTTTTAAGTTCTGGACAAGACCCATAATACTTTTTCCAATCTGATTCTGATTTTACTTTGCGTTTCTTTCCTTTTGGCGTTCGATGCTGCCAAAAATACTTTCGCCCAATGTATTGTCGTTGGTTTGTGAGATTGGTAATGTTGTAAACAAAACCATAGTAGTCGTGAACATCGTCACTAGTAAAAGGTCTCTCCAAATAAATCCATGGATTTTCATAATCAATATCGATATTCATCAATAATGTTTAGCACCTTGTCGAGATATTTATGTGCCATATCTCGATCTCCTTGCCACACGGTGTCTGGTTCTTCGTATACTTCGTTCTTCAATTTGAGTATACGATTTTTCAACTCGTCTTTTTTTAGTTGATTTTTAGGCATATAGGGAGAACCATTCCCCCCTATTTAAGCACAAATCAGAGTTGGAAACCAGTAAATGTGTCCTTTTTAACATCTTGCTTGATGCCACCTACGACGTAAGACTCTACTTCTGTCTCCTGTGGTGCTACCTGAAGACCCTTAGAAGAGATCCAATGCTGCGTCCAAGGCAGTGGATTATTCTTTGCAGCAATATCATACTGTCTTTTCAGACCAATCGCCACTAGACGACGATTAGCAACCCACTCAACATACTGCTGTAAAAGTTTGTCGTTCAAACCGATCATAGATCCATCCTTGAACAAATAATCTGCCCAACGCT